ATAAAAATAATTTACTCCCCAAACCCTACCAATTATTTAAAAATAACCATAGAAAATTAGAGAGAAACCGGGATGAGTTTAACGACTTCCCAGGTCGTGAGGGTTAGATAAATCTAACCCTTAATTACACTATAAAAATGTAAAACGTGAAATATTACATAGCCATTTCTAATCCCATACGACGCATAATTAGAAACTCTCGAGACGATATGTCCTCGAGTTTCACATGACCTTGTTTGGAAAAACGAATTGCTATGCTGTACAAATACCTCCACTTCACTTTATCAAAACAATACTCATTTAATAAATTCGTTAATGTCTCTTGAATTGTTTCAAGATCCGAATTATTTAAATTTATGATATGTTTAGTAAATCTTATCGGAACCATTCCCCATGTACCATTATACTTGATGAATTTATTACTACAAAATTCCGCACCCTCTAGGGTTGGGTGATGATCAATCTCCTTTATTTTTATAAAACTCTTCATTTTATTGAAATAAGTCGAATAATCATATCCTTTAGGGAATTTATTAAGAACATCATCTCCTGATATTGCTAGTTTAAATTCATCACTTAATATTTCATCTGGTGTATGCCCACATAAAAACATCGTTTCAACGTGAGTAACTAAATTTCCTATACAATTTAATAGATATGTGCAAACGAAACCTGATTTCATTATTCCATATATCTTTTGAGTATAAGAAGTTCCATCTGATAATACTGTTTCACTATCTTTAAAGACTTGATCACAAGCTAATTGTGCGTCTCGTCTCCAGACATCATACAGATCATCACTTTGCGACATAGCTAAATCTAGCATAACCTCAACTGCAAGTTTCATTAAACTTCCATTGAAATTAGAGTCCCAGTTCTCCTTATCACTACTAGCGACAAACTCGCCTTTCTTGAGGTTCATGTACTTTGCTAGGAGATTAACATCTCCTGGCTTTCCTGAACTCCAAGCATACATGATAGGAGACTCCATAAATCTTTCTGAAAAGGATCTTAATAAACCCTCAAAAATCGCATGATTTCTAAGGGTATCTCGAATATCAGCACCCCAAATAGGTCTTAATAAACCAGAGGCTACTTTGTTCGCCTTATGTGGTTCAACCTTATTGAAATACATCAAAGGTTTAAGGTTATCCCATTCCTTCAACACTATTTCGGGCAAGTTGTCAATTTCCTTGAGTACTTGACCTACTGTGTTAAAGTCACGGTCTTTATAACCTCTACCTGGACTTTTCTTAACTTGGATTCTACTCGAATCAATAATGCCTCTTATAAAGCTTTCGCTTTTATAACGTTTATATCCCATAGGATAATAACGCAACTTTTTAAGCATTTCTGAAACTACTACTTTAGTTTTAGGATTGAATTCATGTTTACATTCTATAACCCTACTCATAGCTTTAAAATATGAGATTCTCTCATTTTCTATGCTATATCTTGGGTTTAAGTATGATTTGAAATCAGCACCTAAATCCTCAGCAGCTGACATCTCTTCTTGTCGCAAAATTGGCTTTGCAATTTCGTTCCTGACAAAATTAACCTTATACTCATTATCGGTTTTCCCGATAATGCGTGCATGAGGCGCTACATCAACTACTGGTTTAGCTATAACTCTCTCAGTTGAGACACCACTTTCAACTGGAGGTAATTTTATTGGCATATTACCACTTTCGTGATCGTGACTTGTACCAAATAGTTTTCTCTGTTTCTTAGTTAACTTTGTACCGTTAATTATCGAATCAAAAACTTCTCTGGCTTCAGTTGGATCAGTGTAGTAATCTTCAATCAATTCATATAAGTCATGTTGGTAACCAATAACATCTTCACCTTGGTTGTGTCGAAAAACCCAACCAACAATGTTATGTTCTGCACCATTGACTTCATATGTATCAAATTTGCCTTGCCTTCCATTAAATTTCCAGGAATTTTCATCTTCAGCATTATAGTCATATACTAAATGCTCTGATTCAAATTTCTTTCTAGGTAATAGGAAGTTTATTATGCCTAGACTTTCTCCTTCATTAAAGATGTTGTTCACATGAGTTGAACCAACACCACAATGCACAGCGAAAACTTTCTTTCGTGAAGTCACAGGACATCCACTCCAGCCTTTGTGTGTTGTACTAGTGTAAGTGATCGTCTTTCCCTTAGAAAGAACCTCACCCATAGCTGATACAACACAACGCTTGTGAATATCATATCCTGTAGTTGTAACTATCTGTTTGCGTAAAGCGAAACCAATAGTTAAACTAGGCAATCCAATTCGTGACCAAAACTCGTCGGGGAGCCAAGCAGCATAAATATCTTCACCTAATCGATTAGTATTTCCCCACTCAGTCAAATGGATAATTGCATTCAAGTCTCCATTAGATGAACTAGGTATTCTCTTATCGAATTGATTCATATCTTTCATACTGAATCGTTTTGCTGAACCTAAGTTACTAAAATCAATATCAAAACTTGATTTTGATTTTTGAGTAACTCCGACTAATTCAACTCCTTCATAGTCGAATAAATAGTACTCGGCTACATGGTAGGCGGTTACTAGATAATTTCCGACTCTGAAGAAGGTACCTCGAATTGAGGCTCCCTCATCATCGTTAACGACAACGAAGCCTACAACTGGTTCTTTTGAAGGAAATATATCACTTCCAGCCACTGCCATCTCTCTGGTTATATTTGTAGGTGACAGGTCAACTACAGTAGTACCAAAGCGGCCATCGGCTGTTATGAAATTGTAAGTTCCTTCAGCAACGTTTTTAGAGATCACTTGGATAGGGACGAGAGGTTTTACACTCTCATCCACAAGATTTAAGTCTCTGTGCTTAATTCTTTTATTGTTGATCCACTTCGATAGTTTATTCAACGATTGAATAGGAATCAATAAAAGAATGAGAGAGTAATGGACAACATACTTTGCTAACTTTGTTGTTGCATACATTAATGCTTTATAGAAGGTTATTCCTATAAAAATGCCAGCAGCAATAAGCAAAATTGGGTTATATCCATCTTCTCTTAAAATAAGCTCAGAGGCTTCAGTGATTGCCATCAATCCTGAAAACACAAAGAGTCTAGCAAGGCTAGAACTCTTAAATGGAATTCGCGGAAAACTGGCATTGTCATAACATCTTTGCGTGAAACTAGTAGTAATAATCTTACCACTTATTTCTGCATAGATTTCATTCATGAAATCATCATGAAAATTAAGGAGTTCCCAATCAAAATTCTTATCAATTACGATGTAAATTACACCCTGGTACTTAAAGTAGATATCTACCTCTAGTAAGTAATTTTCTCTCATTCTGGTTGGTACTCCATAACTCGACAACATGAGAGACAACAACTTGTTACTCTCAAAACCATTTTCGAGATATTTGCTAATATACATAATCAGTTCATTAGGTAATTTAACAAATAAATCTATTGATCCGGAGCTGCGTTCAAAGCTTCGGTAGTAATTCAAAAATGTGAAATTTATATCGTTTGGGTTAAACATAGTTAATCAAGC